CTAATTACAAGGAAAATAATTATGAATATTTTGAAAAAAGATTGCGATCCAATTGATGCAAAAGATGGAAGTCTTCCTATCAACTCTTATCTTGTAACTTATCTTGTAAAAGATAAAGAGAAGTATGATATAGTGCAAGCAGGGGGTAAGGTGGAAATTTTTGATAATTATTATGATGAATATGGTAAAGGTGCAATTAAAGAAATTAAATGGACTGATGGAAAAGTAAATCCAAAAGTTTATGGTTTTGTTCCAAAAGAAACGAAAAAGAGAAAATAATGGTATTAAATGTTACAAAAATAATTAACTAAATAATCTGACGTTCATTTGCTATTTGCACATTGCAAATACAGACGGAAGTAAGCCGACGCGGAACGGATCGTTCAGGATTATTTCAATCCCGCAAACGCCGACTGAAGGAACGCTCTTTAATTTAAACAACTAAGGAGAAAACCTAATGTCACAAGTGGTATATCGTGGTGTCCCTTATGACACCGAATTACGTAACCAAAAACAAGATCAACAACAACCTCAACAATATAATGCACAATATCGTGGGGTAAAGTATGTAAAGGAGGTTGAGAAAAAGTGAAAACTAAAAACAACTGGCAATTAGTTTTAATCAAGCAACAAAAAGAAAAAGAACAACGTAAACATCAAGCAAAACTAGCAATGGCAATGCGTTGATTTAACAGGAGGGATTGATTCCCTCCTTTTTTTATGCTAAAATAAAGGGAGAAAATTTTATTATATGGATAGAGAAAAAGTTAAACTGATTATACGGAATATGGAACTGCTTTTGGATTCTTTAAAAGTAGAAATTTATTCAAACGTTCAAGCAAATAAAGTAGAAAGTAATCAAGAAATTATTGATTACGATGAAGTATTTGAGGATAATGATGACTAGCAAATCGAGGCAATTGGTTAAACTACTTAAAAGATTAATCAAACAGGAACATTTATATTCAGATAAACAACTCAGAGAAATGAAATCACAATTAAGAGTTGTGGAAAATGAACTTGCCGAATTGGAAAAACATACATCAAAAGGATTTGGAAAATGAAACCCGAAGTTAAACTTATTTCTGCAACACCAAACGCAGAACAACATATTGCTTATTGTGCTCGTGTAAGTAATCCAAAAAATCAAGAGAATTCAAATTTCGAAGGATTGCTTAAATATTGTATTAAGAACCAACATTGGAGCATCTTCGAACATGCATTCCTCACAGTTGAAATTAATACCTCGTTGGCGATTGCTACGCAAATCTTGCGTCATAGGTCTTTCACATTCCAGCAATTCAGTCAAAGATATGCTGATAGTACAGAACTTCAAGTTGAACTTCCTGTACCTGATCTTAGGAGACAAGATACAAAAAATAGACAGAATAGTACAGATGATCTTGGAAGTGATTTAAAAGAAACTATGAGTTTATTGATTAAAAAACACTTTGAAGAAAGTTTAAATATCTACAATCTTCTTCTTGCTCAGGGAGTTGCAAAAGAATGTGCTCGTTTTGTGCTTCCACAGGCAACACAGACTCGTCTTTATATGTCAGGCTCTCTAAGGTCATGGATGCATTATATTGACCTTCGTAGTGCTCATGGCACCCAGAAGGAACATATGGAGGTCGCAGAAGCAATCCGTTGTATTTTTACGTGTCAGTTCCCTACAATCTCTGCTGCTCTTGGTTGGAGTAGAGAGAACTGCCCTGAATGTGTAGATGCTCCCTCTATTTGTATAGAATAAATATCTTTACATATTATTAAAATAATGCCAACTTATCGATTCGAAAATACAGAAACTGGTGAAATCTTTGAAAAATGGATGTATATGGCGGAAAAGGAACCTTTTCTCCAAGAAAATCCACATATCAAACCACTCATTCCTACACAAATGAATGTGGGGGAGGTTGGTGATTTATTAAGTAGACATGTTAGAAGAAACCCTGGATGGAATGATGTCCTTCACAAGGTTTCGAAAGTTCCAGGTGCAAATGTAAAACCAATTTAACTATGGCAAGAAAAAGAAGAAGCAATGACAATCATCCAATTGGTATTGGGATGACTGCTAAACAGATGAAAAAAAGAAAACCAATTAGTGCTGACTATTTGGTTGATGTTGAACCTCTTACAGAAAATCAAAAGAAACTTTTTGCAGCATATGAAGAAGGTAAACATTTAGTTGCCTATGGTGCTGCTGGTACAGGTAAGACATTTATCACTCTTTATAATGCACTCAAAGATGTATTAGATGAGACAACACCATACGAACAAATCTATGTGGTTCGTTCTCTTGTAGCAACTCGTGAGATTGGTTTTCTTCCAGGAGACCACGATGATAAGTCTGCTCTTTATCAAATTCCTTATAAGAATATGGTAAAGTATATGTTTCAGATGCCGAGTGATGCTGAGTTTGAGATGCTTTATGGTAATCTCAAATCTCAAGAAACTGTAAAGTTTTGGAGCACCTCATTTATTCGTGGCACAACTCTTGATAATTCAATTATTATTGTTGATGAATATCAAAATCTTAATTTTCACGAATTGGATTCTATCATTACTCGTGTTGGTGAAAATAGTAGAATTTGTTTCTGTGGAGATGCAACTCAAACTGATTTAGTAAAGTCAAATGAAAAAAATGGTATTGTTGACTTTATGAATATTTTAAGAAAGATGGATTCATTTGAGTTAGTTGAATTTGGTATTGGTGATATTGTTCGTTCTGGACTTGTAAAAGAATACATCACTGCAAAATTAGAACTTGGATTGTGATGTTTAATTATATTGATATTGAACTTCCTCAACTTGAGAGGGAGACAATTGATGGAGTTCGTTACTATAAAGTTCCTGATGAAGAAGAATTACTAAGACTTGTATCAATTACGTCTGTTACAAGTCATAAGAACCGTCAGTTCTTTGCTGATTGGAGAAAGAAAGTAGGAGAAGAACAAGCAAATAAAATCACAAAGCAAGCAACCAGTCGTGGTACTGATATGCATACTCTTTCTGAAATGTATTTGAAGAATGAGAGTTTGCCTTCTGATGTTCTTCCAATTTCTCAAATGTTATTTGGAATTGCGAAACCTTATTTGAATAAGATAAATAATATTCATGCACTTGAAAATTCTTTGTATAGTAAGGTTTTGGGTGTTGCAGGAACGGTTGATTGTATTGCAGAATACGATGGGGAATTAGCAGTTATTGACTTTAAGACCTCGAAGAAACCAAAACCAAAAGATTGGATTGAACACTATTTTGTTCAATGTGCTGCTTATGCTTGTATGTTATATGAACTTACTGGTATAATGGTAAAGAAATTTGTAATCATTATGGCTTGTGAAAATGGAGAATGCGAAATTTATGAAGAATACGACAAAGGGAAGTACATTAAGTTACTCACCGAATATATTAGAGAATTTGTTAGAGATAAACTTCAGCAGTATGAATGATAAACTCAAGGAAGAATTAAATAACAAATTTCTATGTCCTCAAAAGTTCGCTCAGGACATAGAACATATGGTTAAGGAATCTAAAATCAATTATATTGATGCAATCGTCACATATTGTGAAGAAAATAACATTGAAATTGATACTATATCTAAATTAGTTTCTAAACCATTGAAAGAAAAACTTAAAAATGATGCGACTGAATTAAATTTTTTGAAGAAAACTACTCGTGCTAAATTGCCATTGTGACCCCATTTGATGTATATAAAACTTACTTAGCATTCAAAAATCATTTTACAAAAGAAAATTACGATTACTTTAAGTATTGTGGAAAGTCCAGAGCATCTCTGGACTCTTTTCATAAGAGGAAAGATAGATATTTCTTCGAGAGAACTTCAAGACAAAAAAGTGACGACGAAATCAAAGCATATTTTGTAGCAAATTTTGCGGAATGTAATGATACTCAATCTCTATGGATTGGTGAAATTATTGAAAATGGAGAACAAGTTTATACGAATTGGTTGAAGAAGTCCCAAAGTCTTTTTTATTCATTTAAAACAGAAGCAGAAGTCTTTATACACAAAGATAGTTTTGAAAAACTTTTTGAGATAAAAAATAATCAACATCCAGAAATTCTCAAAAAGTATTTTCAAAAAGCAATCAGTTTGGAAACGATGGTGATATTGGATATGATATTGGGTTATGTGAAAAAGTTTGATAAGAAATTAACAGATCCAGTATGGGAAACCGTCAGTCTAAGAATTCGAAAATATCAACCATTCCTAAATATTGATATAGCAAAGTATAAAGAAGTCCTCAAGGAGATTGTTTTATGAGCAGATTTTTTGATTCAGAACAG